CCCAAACCTCTTGAAGAGATGCCAAGCTTTACACCACCTTTTAAAAGGCCAATAGCTGTTTTGCCTGCTGGAGTATTTAAAATTTTAATTTTGCCTACAACATCATCACCGTCCATTTTAATCTCGGTTACCAGATGTGAAGCATTTTTAAGCTCAACTACGGAGCTTTCGGGGTGATCTAATTCCCCAACTGCCCGACCCTCACGAACTATCTTTTGATAATTCCCAATTTCTCTTTCAAGAATTGGCTTTGGATAGACTCTACCATTGCCATTAGTAGCACCCGCTCTTTGCATAACACCAGCTAAATAAATTTCTTCACCTTCCTGCACTGCCTTCTTTTCAGCCTCAGTAAGAAGATCGGAATCGGTTCTAAACTCTAAAAATTCTGTTAGAATTAATTTACTCATTATTCTGTTGTTCCTAGTAGGGCTTCTCCAACTATAGTGATTTTTTGTTGTGGGGACAGAGTATTCCACCAGTCATTAGCCTTTGTGGCTGATTCAGGGTCCACTTGCTCTTGAAGGTCCCTCACCTCTTCAAGAATGATTTTTGTTAGTTCGCCTTTTGTAAGTTGCAACTTATTCATTAATAATCTCCTAAAGCGGGCATCACCCGCGTGATACACTTTCCTCGGCAACAATTAGTTGGAGGTCTGAGCATCCAATGGTTCTCAGTGTAAATGTTAATTCTTTTTGACATTTATTCCTTCATCTCCTATTATCATACACAAAGCATAGCTTGTGCCTGAACTTAGCCACCCGCATAAAAGCAAATTAACTAAATTGGTTTCAAAAGTAAATAGTCTAGTCCAGGGCGAAGTCAAACAAACTATCACGCCCACCCAGAATCCCATGCACATGGGGCACTTGAAAAAGTGGTGCTTTGGTCTTATTGAATTAAAAATAGAGCCATAAACTAGGATTTGAGTTAATCCATAACATATTAAAATAAACCACAACATTTTAAATCCTATAAACTAAACCGTAAGGCTTGCTATAGGGACTGGGTAGCGCTCCCTTTTCAGCCTTTTGGGGGACCTTGCCATACGGCGTTGTTTCGTCGTCTGGTGGATCAACATACATTTCTTCAACATCTTCAATGTAATCTTCCATTTTGGTAAAGTCACCGCCATGTTTTTTCATATATTCACTTGTTAAAAGTAACAAAACCTGTAGAACGTCAAGATTTTTATTAATTGGGTAAAAGGCTTCTAGTGATCTAAAAACCCCGCCGCCTTTAATTGTTCCGTTTTGGAGAGCACCCCTTTCTTGTAAAAAAGTTAAGTACTCATTTTGCATATTATAAGTGTCTCTATTTACATGTTGTTTGGGCATTGTGATAATTTTATTTTTAAATGGAACAAACACAATATTAAAAAACTTGTGATCATAAACAATAATGTTATTATCTAATGTCTTTCTAGCATCTAGTTTAATTGTAAAAATAGGACCTTTAATATCGATAATAATATCTGGTGGGGCATTTGGATCAATGCCAACAGCCTTAACCGCATCTTCGCCCACTTTGATTTCGATAGCCATTAGCCCTTAATCTCCTTTACCAATTGTTGAGTCTTAAGGATGAAAACAAGATCTTGTTTTTGCAATGTTTTTTTATTTCTAAAATTTTCTAAAAGTTTGTAAACTTCTGTTACTTTCTTTTTCATTAGATTATCAACTTGAAACTCTTCAATTTCTATATTTTCTTTAATCTGCTCTTTAAGTCTTTCCAGTTCTTCGTTTACAAATATTTTAAGCTCAGTATCATCGTCTTTTAAGCTGCCCATATACTTTGAAATAAGAGTTTTTTGCTCTGTCATTAGACTACCAAAAGTATTATTAAACTTTTTCATAAACATTTTAACAACAATTTCATCAACTGGCTCTTCCACTTTCTTTTCTACCATTGGAGTAATCATCTTTTGAATTATTTTTCTTTCTAAAAGTACTCTGTCTTTTACACCAATCGTGTTGTCGTTAAACATTTGGTAAGCCGATGCTAGTGACTTGTAATTTGAAACATAGTTGTTAAAAACAGAAGGCGCAAGTTCATGATTAATTTTATGAATAGCTGTTGTCTGCTCATCATAAAGAGCTTTTTGTTCGAATGTTGAAAAAACTCTATGAACTTCAGCAATAATTTTTTCTGCTGTTAGGTAGTCAACGTCCCTTGTCTCTGTTAAAGCTTTATAAAGCCTTAGCTGTTTGTAGAGCAATCCGTCTTTATTAAAAACCTCCTGCATTATTTTTTTTATTTTTTTGAGCCCTTCTTTATCATTATGGAGTTTTGCCTTAGCAAATTCTCTCGTTAAAGCTTCAAAAATAAATGCCGGGTTTCTTTTTTTATTGTGTCTAAATTTCATCCTCTGTCTCCAGTTCATTAACTATCTTATCTGCCCTTTCAGTCAATGATTCTAACTGGGCTGCTAAACTATTATAAATAGTTTCTTTATTCTCAACCATACCACGGCCCAACTGTTTAATATCTTTTGAAGCCCCTGCCGTGCTTAAAAAATTCTTTTTACGACCGGCAGACTTACGTCCGTCTTTAAATGATGGGACTGGTTTATAACGCTTGCCTTTACCTTTTCCAACATACATTTCTGATCCGTCTTTAAAAGTCATTTTAACCGGCTTCATGCCATCATCTCTTTTTGCCGCTCCTGGCTCTACTAGAAGCGGAGAAGGACCTTCTTCGGCCTCTGGTGTGTCTGGTGTGTCTGCGGCTGTCTCAGCAGCTTCTAGGGGAGCTTCACCACCTAGTTCGTCACCCATTTCTTCACCACCCAATTCTCCGGTGCCTAGATCGCCTCCTCCAGTTGGAGCATCAAAAGCTGGCTCTTCTGCCGTGGCTTCTAATGATTTGTCCATTTTTTTGTCAAAGTATCTTTCCCTTTGATTTCTAAGGAATTCTTCATTATCCAAGCCAAAAATATGCTCTGCAATCCAGCGTCGGCTGAACATTGTATCTTGGGCTGCTCCAGCAACCTCAAACTTCTGTTTGATAAACTCTAGTTCTTGAATCTGTGCTAGCTTGCTTGGATTATTTAAAGATAGATTAAACGAAATAATGTCTTCGCCTCTGTACCCTAAAGTATAAAGATGGATAATTCCAATCTTTTCTAGTTCTGCGACGACTGATCTTTGTAACCTTTGGATAGTCCTAGCAAAACGAATATCTTTTTGGGCTAAGGTAGTCTTCTCTTCAGGCATTTGGTCTAGCTGGGATAAATAAGATTTTGGAATCTTAATAGCTGAAAACATCTTATCTCTTAAATAATTCACGTCATCAATAGCTGCGGCGTTTTGACCACCTGGGAGGCTCTCAATTGTTGTTGCGGAGCCTTGACGTACTGGCAAATAGTAGTCTTCTTCTACAGACATTGGGTTATAACGAAGATCCATTTGTCCGTTATCTGGGTCTACCAACTGATGTCTTTTCATGTTAGTAATAACTTTTTGCATGTACTGTTCAATGTCTTCTGGTGGAATACCACCAACATCAATTTTAAAAACTCTTCTTTCTGGTGCCCTTACAATTCTGTAAGCCATCATAGCATCTTCCATTAGAGTTAGCTGTCTCCAAATTCGACGAGCTGATTCTAAGACTGAAGTTCCATAAGGGGCGTACTTATCGTTACCAAGGACTCTAAAGTGAGCCATTTGCCAGTTTTCAAAAGTTAGCCCGCCATTATTCCATTGATATTGAATGTAATTTGGATTTGTCTTGTCCTCCCCCTCTAATCTTTCAAGTTCTCTAAGGGGAAGACCAATAGCTGAAGTAATACCCATTTTCTCATCAATGTCTAGATAAAGAAAGTAGTCGCCATATTTACACATGTTACGACACCAACTAAATAAATTAGAGTCAATATTCAATACATTGTAATACAATTCTTCAAGAATAGATTTTAATTCTTCGTTGTGACATTCAATTTTTAACAGTGGTGTTAGAATGCTATGGGTTGTCATCTCATCGGCATAAATATCCAGTGCTGATGCTAACTCAGGCATGTACTCCATCTGATCAAAATCTAAATATCGTTCTGCTCGGTTATGATTAACCATAATAGCAGAGTTCATGTAATCATATGGATTATAACGAGACTTCTTAAAATCTAATCCAGCCAATGATTTAAATTTACTTGAGTACTTGTTTAAGTTCTTTCTTCTATCAAGAGCTACCTGTCTCTGATTATAATTAATAATAGGGCCGGAAAAGATTCTTGTTAAAGCTTTAAAGAGTGGAGAAACATTATTTCTTGGATTTCTATTTTGGTCTGCCATTTTTATCCCTTAAATAACCAAGCAAAATTTTTGTATTGGTTATGTTGTTGTCGTAACTTCTTGTTTGGATTATTATAACCTATTTGACCAGGAATTTTAGTATTAAATTCTTTTTTTGTCGTTGTAAGGTTGCCAGCAAAGGCCATTTTATATTCCATCTCTCTTTTGTTAGCCACTAAAGCGATGTCTCTGATCCAACAGCCAATAGCACATGACATTACTAGGTCGTCGTTGTAACCTCTCATTGCTTCTGCCCTGCCGTTATTCCAAATAAAAGTTTTCATTTCGTTTGCTAGTCTATTAGACCTTATTGTAATTAGCTTTGTACGAATGAACTCTTCGAACTTAGCAATAATTAGGGGTCTAGATTTAGAAGACATTGTAACACCAGGAACGGCATTTGAACTATTTTCAGCCTCATACATATCAATGTATGTGTGGGAGTGTTTAATCGAGTAATAAACATTTGGATGTCTACTTTCTCTTAGTTTATCTAGTACGGTCATACCAATAGAGTTATTTTCTACTACTGTTAGGCAAAAGCTGTATTCTCTGCTTGCTTCAAAAATCATTTCCGAATAGACATCAAGGGTTGGTTTGCCTTGATATTCAGCTACCTGAGTCATTGTATCAGTTTCAAAAATTTGAAATGCTGAAAAGTCTTTACCATCACCTCGGGCAACATCGGCTACTAAAACATAATTTTTGCCAGATTCATAAGGTTCCCAAATCCAAAAGTTTCTATCGTGTCCTGTTTTATATTTTGGATCACATAATGACTGTTGCATTCTTTCCAGATCTTCACCATGAATAAGTGTTTCGCCTGAAAAGTTAAACGAACATTCAAGCTCTTGAGCAATTTGTCTCCGAGACATATTACGAGTTTCTTTATCGAACCACTCTTGATCTCTGTCTGGGTGAACCGACCATGGTAAGTTGATTGTGTAAAAATCGTTTTTTCCTTCTTGTGCCTCTGTATATGTTTTATGAAACCAATTACCAACGCCATTAGGGGTTGATAAAGCAATACAGCGACCACCAGTAGATAGCGTGGGGTAAAGACCTGTCCAGAGATCCTCAAGACCTTCAATATGGGCAGCCTCGTCAATCACCAGCAAAGTAAGAGCCTCTGAACGACCAGCATCGCCGGAAG